CTACTAATTCTGGATTATCTTTACATTCTAAACTATTAATAATACTATCCGAATTTAATTTAGGTTCTATACAAGCTCCATACAAAGTTTCAGCATCTTTATCATTAGAGTCACTACTTAGAATATCTAAATACTCCATTCTACTTATCTTCTTTAATTTAATACTTCCACCTAGCCTTTTTATTTCTATCTCTAAAGCTTTTTCTTGATTTTTTTCAAGTTCCTTAGATTTAGTTAAAATATCTTCTATACTAACTATGGCCATTTTTCCCTCCTACTTAATTTCACTTTCATATTCAGCGTCATCTGGTGTAAATCCAAATGGAAATGTTTCTCCTATTCCTTCTCCTCTGGTAAAAGCTGCTAAAGCTAACTCATTGAACCATACATTATCTAAAGATACTCTTTCCTCTTGTCCACCTTTAGCATCAGGGTCTTTTATAGAAACAACTAATCTACTTCTTACATCTTTTCCTTTTTTCCAGTTTCTTAATATCTCAGCACTTCTCGAATAAACTTTATTTACCTCTAAAGTTCCCTCTCCTTTAAGTCCAGTTATTTTACTATCTACTGATAGTCCTAATTGAACTTCCTTTCTATTAGCTATAACTTTAGATTCTATTTTTGATACTTCCATACACTTTAAATTATCAATCCATAAAGTTCCATGAGCTCCTGAAAGTGTCTGATTTCCTCTTAAAACCTCTTCCATATTCTACCTCCTACATTGTTATCACTAAGTTAAGATTAACCATTGTATTAGCAAACATAACATCTCCTTTTAAATAAACGTCTGCTCCTGTACCAAATTTTAAAATTTCTAATTCTGTCATTTCTTCAGGGTCATATCTTCCATCTAACACTATTGCTTGTTTTTGCTGCTCTAAATCAATCTCAATATTATTATCATAATCAGCATCTAATACATTTGGTTGTAAGTTTTTAAAATATACTTTATTTACATTAGAGCAAAAATTCATTTTATTATCATAGTTATTAATATAAATACCTTGCCAATACTCTTTGAAGGTATCTCTAATATCATCAACTACAATACACATCCCCTCAACTATCTTAATATATCTAGTATCAGATTTCCATGTACTATCAAATGTTGTTTTAGAGTTTACTGCCATATTAATTCTAACTTTCCCATCATCATTATATAATGATAGTTTTCCAAGTGCTGGTTCTATATCTGTTACTTCCAATAAATCAGACATAACTATATTATCTCCACTTCTATTTAATGGTAATCCAGCAAATAAACCAGCTATTGCTACTGTATATTCTTGAGCTGTAAAATCTCCAAGTTTAGATTTATAAGTTCCAGTATTAGCAAGTTCTATTATTGCTGGGTGGTCTGAATTAGTAGCAAATGAACTTACATATTTTACAGTCTTTAATATCTTTTCTGTTCCAAATACTTGTTTTACCCAAGTAACAACTTTTCCATCTTCTTCACTTTCAGCATTAGGACAAGCTAACCAATTCATCTTTCTACTTTTAAAAGTTCCAAGGATAGTATTAATATCTTCTTCTGCTTCTTGTCTTACTGCTATTATCTTTTTAGGACTATAAGTTTGCATAGCTAATTGAATTAATTTTTGTGATTTTTCACTCCATTTTTTTGTATCTATATCAGCTATTGTAGTGATAGTGGTAAATTTTTCTGTACTAGTTTCATCTTTCAAAACTATATATAAAATACCCAATTCACTTCTTTGAATAGCTGTTGTTGCTAAAGTTTTAAAAACAACTGATATATCTGGAGTAGAATTTATAGCTCCTGCCATTATTTATCATCTCCTTTGCTAAAGTTTAAATGTAACTCTTGCATTAGCTCATAATCAATAGGTTTTCCATATCTATCAAATAGCTCTATACTGAATTGATAGTGTCCTAGTTTATCAACTTCATGCATCATTACATCTCTCATAGTTAAATGTCTTTTTTCTCCTTGTTCATCAGTAACTACAAGAATTTTATTTCCTGCAACCTCAAAGTTATTATCTAAATCCTCTAAAGCTGAATATATCTCTGTAATATTTCCTTCTTGTTTTTCTGGAATATAGATAATATCAAAGTCTAGTTTCTTAAATTCTCTATAATTACTATTGAATTCTTTTTGATAATCTATAAGGTCAATAAAAAAACAAGGTCTAGTTCCCTTGTTGATATCATCATATCTTACTTCATACCCAAGAGCTTTTATTTTTTGAGTTAAAGCTCTTCTAAAATCTAAAAATTTCACTGTATCACCTACTTATTAGGTTTTTATACATAGTTTCTAAATCTCTATAAAAAGTCATTCTAACTCTGTTTATACCTTTGTGTAACATATGCCTACCTCTTACAATTCCTACTACTTTTTTCCCTCTTATGATTCTATGTCCAAATTCAATATGTGATGCATAGGTAGTGTTGTTATAGACTATTTGCTTAAAACTTCCACCATTTTTTCTTTGCCAAGCATTTCTAAGAGTTCCTGTATCAACTGGAGTCAGCTTCTTAGTTTCCCTTATAACCTCATTAGCTTTTTTCTTTAAAAACTTTTCAGTTTCTTGTGGAAATTCAGTTTTCAAGCTCTCTATTTTCTTTAACCATTCATCCATACCATTAATCGACATTTTCTATCACTTCTTTCAAGACTATCTCTTGATGAGGGATTACATCATAGTATTTAAAAGGAAAAGAGGCTCTAGCAGTATATTTGCTAGAACCTCTGTGAACTTCTAATCTATCATTTTGGAGTACTTCTATTGTTAAAGGGATAAATAGTCTAAATTCCTGTTCAGAACTGTTTATAGGGATATTAGATGAGCCTTTTATAGTGGCTTTAGATAATCTACACTTATTATTCTCAGATATTAATACTTCTTCTTCTACAGTTCCACCATAACCATCATCTTTAGTTACAGGTCTATATATAGAGAAAGTATCAGTATATAATCTTTCTATATCTTTTGAATTATTCTTTAGTAGTCCCATGTTTTATCACACCTACTTTTCTAAATCTCCTTAGTTGTTCTTTCATACTTGTAATAGTTAAGTCTTTTGTAGGGGTAGAGGTGTTATAATCCACCCTAGTGTCTCCAGCTTGGATGGATTTTACCTCTTTGTTATTATCTTCCATATATTCAAGAGCCATAGCCTCTGCTAAAGGTTCTACTAGCTCTTGTGGAAAATCTTCCCTATTCATATAATTAAGAGATTTTCTAACTTGGATTCTAATAGCCATTCTAGCTTTACTCTCTCCAATCTCTTCTATATTTACAAACTCTCTAAGAACATCTAAGATTGAATTTACAATCTCATCATTCATTTTAACACCTACTTAACACTTACTTGGTATCTACTTAACCGCTACTTTTTTAGTAATTCTAGGTTTAGTCGCCCCTGTTGTAGCCGCCATTAAGACAGCTGGGGCATCACTAGGGTCTAACTATTCCAGCTAGTCCATTTTTCTTGTTATTTAATATAAAACAATCATGATAGAATCTTCCTAAAAATACAGTTCCTGAATAATCTTCTGAATCTGTTATTACTTTATATTCTGCTAATTTTATAGGTGCTACCGTTGCTGATTTATGAGCTATTAAACAATCATATTTAACAGTTGTTTCAGCTGTATTATCTTCCATCCAAGCTTTTTTTACTTTTACAATAGGTACTCCATCAATTTCTCCAATTTGACCTTTTATTAAAATTTGTTGTCCTAAGTCAGATGCCTTAATAAAAGAATCACTTAATTTTAGTCCTTTTAAGAAAGTAGGAGTAACAAAAGCTACTCTTCCAACTGTAGGAACATCAGCATCATCAAGAACTTCGATAGCATCTAAAAATTTTTCATATTCTTGGCCTTTTACTCCTGTAATTTTATTAGTTTCACTAGCTGATACCACATCAAGCATTTTACCAAATCTATATTTTTCTACTTCAGGGTCTGTAACTTCTCTTTTTTGTCTTACTAAAACTTCTCCAGCTTTAATTTTAGTTTCTTCCTCATCCATCTTATCTAATACTATTTTAAAGCTTCTATCCTTAGTCATTGTTAGTTCTTGTAATTCATTTCCTATTTGTTGAGCTTCTCCATATCCTTTAGCTCTATCATAATCTTTATTTTGTCCAACATTTATAGAAGTGATTTTAATAGTCTTAGCTCCCACAAAATCATAATCATCATTTGTTGCATGATGTGATACTGTTGTTGGTGTAAATCTCTCATCTATTTTATCTGCATATTTTTCTGTATAATTCATTGCCATTTTTTAACACTCTCCTTATTAATAACTATTATATACTTTGTCAAAAGCATCTAATCCTACATCTCTAGTTTCTTCTTTAGAACCACCCTTCATATCATCTGGTGTTCTTCCTGCAGTAGCTTTTAAGTATTCAGATATTCCCTCTTGGAAAGATTTTACAGAGTTTTCTATTTCTTCTTCAGTCTCTCCTGAAATTCTATCTATAAACTTTTCAGGTAGCTTATATTTAGAAAGAGCTGATTTTTTCATAGTATCTGTATTTATCTTTTTAAGAGTTGCATCTCTTTCTGCTAAAGCTTTATCTCTTTTTTCTAGCTCATGCTTATACTTTTCCTCAGCTGACATATTAGCAGTTTTTATTCTTTCCTCATACTCTTCAATACTTTCATTATGCTTTCTTTCAAGTTCCTTTTTCTCAGTATCAAATTTCTTTCTCTCTCTTGCCAATCTATCATTAATCATTTTATCTACTTCTTCTTGAGTAAAAGTTTTATCTCCTTCAGCAAAAAGTTGAATATTTAATCCTTTACTTAATAATCTTTTATCCATTGTTTCCTCCTGTTTTAAGTCCTGTTTGACTGATTACCCTCTGTTTAATGTCCACAGTTCGACATAGTATTATTTTTTATTGGTTCTATATAAAAAAGAGCAAGGAATACCACTAGCATAAGTTCCCTGCCCTATTTTGTACCATCTTTCATGATTGATAAAAACAAAAATTTCTCCCATATTTACACCTCTTTTTTTATATTTTTATCATTATCTATTCTAGCTAATAACGTATTATAATAACCAATCATATGAGACTTTTGAATAGCTAAAAGCTGTCTTTGATATTCATTTGTATATTTTTTCTCTTCCATTTCTTTTTCTAAGAAAGCATAAAGATTGTCTAATTTTGTTTCAAGTGCCTGTAACTCCTCTTCCATTTTTTCTATATGAGTTTTTGGTGTTGTATTTTCACAGGGTACAATTTCAACAGTTTCTAACTCATCAAGCTGTTTCTCTACATCTTTTTCAAGCCACATTATAGCTTCATCTATCTTAGTTAAAGCTAAAGATGATTCTCTACTTTTTTCAGGATTACTTTGTAAATGTATTCTTAGTGATCCTAATTGAACTAATACTTGTTTTTTATCTAATATTCCATCCATTCCTATCACTCCTTGTATTTTTGCATTAAAAAAGCACCTAGATTTCTCTAAGTGCTTAGTTATAAATTAAAAATTAATTTAAAATACCATTTTCTCCCATATTTCTTCTGGAATTTGCTCTAATGGTTTATTTTCTTTTATAGCCTTCTCTAAAGTTAAAGTTGCTTTTTTATAATCATTTTCTTCTGGATGAAGAGGGTCTAACAATACTACTCTATCTAAAGAATCATTTCCAAATTTTTTTAAATATTTTTCTTGTAACTCCATAAATTCTTTCATATCATCACCCCTTAACAATCAATCCTATTATTAAATGTAAAAATTCTTCATCATCTTCTATTCCTTTTTTCACATACTCTCTCTTTTCTGCATCAAAACTTTGTACTTGCTTAGCTCCAGTAAAAAGAGATTCTAGTCCCATTGACAAAACTTCTGTAGCATCCTTATATGTTTTTCCTATATATGGAGAAATAAATTTATCTTTTTTTGTAACTTCCTTTGGACTATATCCACTAAATGGAAATAATTTTGACAGTTTAATTTCTTCCTCTCCTTGAGTTCTTTTTTCTACCCATTCTTTTTCTAGTCTTACTACATCTTTATTGAACCATTCAACCATATGTCCTATTTCGTGAAAAGGTGTTGTTATTCTTTCTCCATTAGTAGCTATAGTTAAAAAACCATCCTTATAATTTTCTAGTGTTATATCATATTTACTTCTTTTTACTGCTCCAACAGCAAAGTATCCTCTATCTACTTTTCTAACATATAGTTGTCTATTACATTTCTTAGGAATTTCTCCCCAATCTTTTGGGTAATATGAGAAAGCATCTTCTAATTGTGCTTTTACTATTTTACTTGTTCCTTTACCCCAAATTTCTTTAGGGATAACTCCACCCATTTCTCTAAAATTAGAAAAAATCTCTTTCAATTTCTCCTTATTTCCTATAGAAGACTTTATATCAAATTCCTTTTCTATCATTTCTCCAATAACTAAAATATCATCTACTTTAGCATTATTCATTGATATTTTTTCTACTTTTTCTTTTATTTTTATTATACCATTTTTTTCAGATTCTTTCAATTTTTCATACTCTATAACAGGAATAGTTGTACTTCTACAATGAGGATGCATAGGAGGATAATTTACTCCTACCTTAGCATCTTCTAATTTAAAAACTTTTCCATTTAACTCCCTGCATTGTGGAGAAGTTCTACTATCAATCTCAGCTAAATATTCATACTCTCCAACCTCACTATCCTCATATCCCTTTTTAGTAGCTTGGTTAAGTGCATAGTTAAGTTCAGTCCTTACTAATCTCTCTGTATTTTTTCTATCTGAGTTCATTCTCCTCATTATCTTATCTGATAAATCTTTAACTGATATACCTTGAATAAAAGATTGAATAATTTCCTCTTTAAGTACTCTTCCAAGAGCTGCTCTATTCTCCCATATTCTGTTAGAGAAGTCTGTTCCACTCCATGGGTAGTTTATCAAATCAGATAAAGTATCTGTATCTAAGTAGGCTACAGAACTCTCTACTCCAAAATCTAGTCTTATATCTCTATAAGAATCATTATATACAGTTTCTAAAGTTCCTTTGAGAGCTTCCTGTTCTGCATAAGCTTTTCTATTGAGTTCCATATCTATTTGAGCTTTTAGAGTATCTAGTCTCGAAATCCTAGACTTCATAGCTAATGTTTCTAACTCTAGTTTTAACTTATTAGCTATATCCTCATCTATTCCCTTGAACTTCTCAATCTCTGCCATATACTCCTCAAGTGTCATTCGCCACTCTTTGAACTCTGAACTTGTTAAATTTTTCATAGCATCAGCATAAGATAGTTCTGTTAGGTCCATATATCTTGCTACTAGATCATTGATAGATTTTTGAATCTCTTTTCTAGCATTGGTAAGATTTTTATCCAACTCTTTTAATAGTTTATCTCCTTCTTTATGGACTTTCTTTTCTTGCCTTTCTGCTCTTTTCTCCCAATATTCTTTACTCTTCTTGGTCGCCATCTTTATCATCTACTTTTTTATTTAAAATTTCATAATCATTGTAGATATTGTTTTCCTCTGCTTCTACTTTAATCTTTTCCATTTCAATCTTAGCATCTTCTACTGAAGGAAATAATGAGATAAGAGTTTCATCAGATACAAGTCCTTTTAAGTTTTTCATAATCTCTGAGATTTCTTTTAAATTTCTTGGAAGGTTTCTAGTAAATACTTTTTGTAGTTCTCTAGGTTTTATATTTAGATTAAGGTAGTCAATCATAATCTGTAATCTTTTATTCAAACTATCTTTGAAATACATCTCTTTTTGAGCTCCAAGTTGCTCTAAAGGAAGTAACTTAAATTCAAGAGCTACTCCAGAGGTATTCCCTGAGAATTTCTCATCTCCCATATCAGGAGTAAAAGAAAATTTATGAATATCATCATTTATTCTATCTTTTACATTTTGAGAGTATGTATCATTTACCTGTTTGATAAGCCAATATACTTTTCCATCTTCTGAAGTAAGAATAATTTTATTTTTATTTATTCCCTCTATATCCTCATCAGTTGTACCTTGCATATTTTCCATCACTAAATAAGCATCTGAGAAGTCTGTCAAATCATCTAATGAAGTTGATACAGCAGTATTATACGCATCTATGTAAGAGATTACATTCTCAAAATCTCCTTTATGGACTTTATTATTAAGATACTCTATGATAGGCACTCTATTAAATCCATGTAATCTAGTTCCAATAGGTTCTCCTGCATTAGATAACTCTTTTACACTCCACCCATCACTTACAATGTATGAATAAGTTGTGATGGACTTATTATCATATACTTCTAAAGTTACTTTTCTTTCACTTTTAGTTATCTCTTCTACATCAAATCTAATAGCTCCTATTATGTTTCTATCAATGGTATTATCTCTTATTACAAAGACATCTCTAGTATCTAAGCACTTTTGTTTTAGCTCTTGGAACTCATCTATATAGAGTAATTCATAAGCTTTTCCAAAGATACTACAATTCAAAGCAAGTTCAAAATTACACTTTTGCTCTTCTTCTGTTGCTAGATATCCTTTTAATTTTTCAAACTCTTGGTTATTCTCCTCAGCTTTATATGATATATTTTTACCTAAAAAATAAGCAGTTGCTATTGTAGTTATATAACTTGCATATCCACTTACTACTTTAGCATCTGCTTTTGTTTCCAATCTATTCTTTTTATCTAAAATATCGTGCTTTCCCATATAGTAATCAAATAATCTTTGTAATCTAGGTAATTCATGTATTCTGTAATCATCAAACCTTTTTATAAAGTCTTGTAAAATCAAATTTACACCCCCTATCTTATATTCAATTTAGATTTATTTATACTCTTAGCTCCTTGAACACTATTCATAAACTCTGCTACTCCAGTTAAAGCATCTGGTCCATCATCATGTTTATTTTTCCCCTCTTTTTGATAAGATAAAATAGCTTTAGAAAATTCTTTCCATCTATCTTGCCAATTCTTAGGAAAATATACATGGTCCATAACCCAAGTAGCATTTGATAATATTCTAGCCTTTTTATTTTTTGATTGATGGAACCATTTAATAACAGGTCTATTATTTTTATATTTTTCTTTTAATATTCTTTCTATATTCCTTGCAAAAGCTCTACCACCATTATTACTTTCTATATTTGCTAAATTAACTTCATTCTTAAATAACATTTCAGCAGTAGAAGGTTCTGTTATCTCCATAGCATCTTTGGTATAAAGTATATCCAGGATATAAGCTTCTTTGTTATACTCTCCATATGTTATTGAACATAGATAGTCATCTCCCTCATCAGCTGTATCTGTATAATTTTTGATAGCTGTAAAAAGTAGATTCCCTTCATCATCACAAGGTAAATGTTCATAAGTTTTTATTGAACTATATAATCTTCCCTTTAAATCAATAGGCTCTTGCTGATAGTTTGCACTTGCTATCTCTTCTCCCATAGCTCTTGTTTTACTTAAATAGGATTTATAACTAAGTATCTCATCACAAAGCATAGTTCCATCATCTTGGTAAGCTTTCATAATAATATGTTTTACTTTTTTTCCCTCTTCCTTGTAATGTTCTAATGCTCTTCCAGCAAGGTCTCCACTTGCCCATCTTGTCATAATGATAATAGTTTTTCCACCCTCTTCAAGTCTTGAAAGCATTGTTTGAGTAAACCAATCCCATTGTTTTTCAAGTACATTTTCATTAAAAGCCTCTTCACTATTTTTTATAAGGTCATCTATTATAAGTAAAGTACATCCAAATCCTGTTGCAGTTCCTCCTGGAGAAGTTGCTAGATAGTTATTATATCCACCTTCTAAACTCCAAAGATTCATAGCTCCATCTCCTTGTTTTATATGAGTATCTGGAAATATATCATTATAAATAATCTTATCTTTATCTGCTTTTCCCTCTTGGATGGTATTCCTTACATTTTTAGAAAACATAGTAGATAGAGTTTCATTATATGAACCTGTCATAATCTTAGTTTGATTATTTCTACCAAGCAGCCATTCAACTAATAATCCTACTGTTCTACTCTTTCCATGTCTTGGAGGAAGATTTAAAATAAGAACTTCATCTTCTCCCTCAATAAATTCTTGTAAATCATTACAAAGCTCTACTAAAAAATTTCTACTCTCTTTATAGAAGTCTGGTGCTCTTGTATTACAATAAAAAAAGAACTCACGTCTTGCAAGTTCTAATCTAGCTTGTTTTATTATCTCTTCTCTACTTACCATTTTTCTCACTTTTTATGAAAATAATCATATAGCTTTGAAACTATATAAGATGTAATTGCACTAATAAGAATTATTTTTAACATTTCATTCCTCCTTATGATATAATTAAAATAACTTTATAAATTTATGGGGTGATTTTATGAATATTGATCCTAATATTACTGCTGCTGGAACAGCATTAATAGTAAATTTTATAACTAGGGGTGATTTAGGTCCTGGAAAAACTTTAACTGATATCTGGGATGTAGTTCTTGGAAATTATTTTCATGCATTAAATGAAAAATCTAAAACCAAATATCAACAAAAAATTGATGAATTTAAGAGAACATTAGGAGAAAAGATTGTATCTATTCCTGAAAATCAAGTTCAAGATCCTAAAATGAGTATAGTTGGTCCTGCTCTTGAAGCATCAAAATATTACTTTGATGAAAAAGAAATAAGGAATATGTTTGCTAATCTTATAGCTTCTTCTATGGATTCTACTTATAACGGACTTGTCCAACATTCTTTTGTAGAAATTATAAGACAACTCTCTCCATATGATGCTAAACTATTTAATACACTTGAAGAAGAATTTGCTATTAATTACAAAACTAAAGATATTGCAATAGATTCATTAAATACTGAATATACAAAACTACTTGTATCTTCTGACCTTAAAGCTTCCCGTGGTTATAATTACAAAAATGAATATTTTAAAGATGGAATCAAGAATGCTATATCACTTTCTAATTTAAAAAGATTAGGTTTAATTGATTTTTATGAAAGTAGTGAACTATTAAAACAAAATTCATATTCTATTGCAATAGATGAAATTGATTTAACTCCACCATCAAATTTATGTATTATAACTTATTGTTATATAACTGCTTTAGGTAAGGCATTCAAAGAAGTATGCATAAAAGACTCTCTATAATTAGAGAGCCTTTTTATTTTTCTGTATTTATTATTTTTTTTAATTCTTCAGTTGTAAGCCCAGAGAAAGGATTATTTGTTTTTACTTCTCCACTATGCTCAATAGCTGTTTTATCTCTCCATACTTCAGGTTTCCTATTTTTTAACCAAAATATTTGTGCAGTTGTATCTCCAGGTATATGCTTGGTAATTGTTTTAGATTTAGTACTTCCATTTGGTAATACTTCTATTGTTTCTTCTTCATAGGTATATCCTAAAGCTCTTTTCAGTAAAGCATTTTCAACTTCTATATCAACAATTTCTTTACCTCTTTTTAAGGCTGCCGAAAGTGCCGAATATTTTTCCCTATATTCTCTTAATGTAGAATATGCTATACCTAAATTTTTAGCTATCTGTTCATCAGTGAGTCCATTTCTAGCCCACCCTTCAACTAATATAAGTTTATCTTTTACATGAGTTTCCCATTTTGACTTAGCCATAAACTCACCTCTTTTTTTTTGTTAAATTTAATTATTTTTTTCATTATCTTTTAATACAATTACTTTATAACCAAAATCTTTTAAAGGAAGAGAATAGAAGTTTGCTAAAATAACTTTATAACAACTTATATATTTATAACAAAATATATCTTCATAACTAATATTGATTTCTAATAATGGTATATTCTCTAAATCATCCATTTTATCCAATTTTTTTTTAAAACATTCATTCAATATAGTTACTATAACTCTTAATAAATGATTAGAAAATAAAAAATAACATTTCTCATTAACATCTAATATATCTTTTTCTTCACAAATGCTTGTCGTCATAAGAGATACAGAAGAACAAGTAGATATTTTAATGAAAGAATGATTGTTTTGAATTTCTTTATCAGAATAATTGTTGTATAAATTTAAAATCTCTTGACTAATTTTAGAATCTATTTTTATATTTTTAGCAAATTTAAGTCCCACATTTTTGATATCTAACCATATATATTTTTCTGAATTTTCAAGCTGAAACTCTTGCTGAAAATCTTTTGGAACTTTTACATAAGGAGTTTCCCCTAATAATGCTAAATATGGACGAAAACTATCTTCTCTTTGTCTTTTCATTTCACAAATAGTTTTAAAGTTAAAATAAGCCATTAAACAGTTTATGCTTACTCCTATAATATTCCATATTTGAGAATCATTTTCTAACATTTTATCACTCCCTAGCATAATATTCTTGAAATATTATAACACAAAAAAAAGACTATTCAAACAAAAAAAGAGATAGCTCTTACATCTACCTCTTACAACTATCTTTTATTTTAGAGAGCCAGCTTTTCTGACTCTCTACCCTCTCACAAAAAGAAGACTTTTATAGGATTCTCTCGCTCCACATTTTATACTATATCACATTCCTAACTCTCATACAATAGCTTTTACTCTCATTTAGTGTCATTTATTTTATTAAAATTTTTAAATGCTCTATTATGTATTCTATATACTTGTGATAAGCAGTACCCCATTTTCTCCGCTATCTGCTCCCACGTTAAACAGGTTATATATCTATATCTTAATATAGCTCTTTCTAATACATCCTCAACCTTATCTATCTCTGATGATAAATCTGCCATAAAATCATAAAGTATCTCTATTTTTTTCTCTTCTTCTATGATTTTATTAATCCTATTTACCATATTCTCATCACTTGGAAGCGGTCCACCTTGAAGTTTTTCTGATAATCTAACAGCTCGTAAGCCATCTAAGGTAGCCCTCATATCTTCCAATACAGCTTTTTTACTTTCAATTTCTAATTTTATTCTGTACCCTTTTTTTAAGTATTTTTTTCTATCCATATTTATAAGCTCCAATCTCCATTTATTCTTTCCATATTTTTATTCCATTTTTCTTTATAAGTATGTTCAACAGTTTCTCTGAATATATCATTATTAATATATAAATTTACAAGCAATCCCATAATATTTAAACATTTAGGCAATGCCAAACACCATTCCATATCACTTAAATTTTTTATCAGTTCTAATTCTATATCTGCTACTGTGTCTCTATACTCATCTACCTCTTTCCAACATTCTTCCCAAGCCATATTCAAAATTTCTATAATTCTTTCATCTTCTTTCCCAAGAAAATTTACTAATTGAAGATAGAAAAATAGAATATCAACACTCTCTTCAACCATTTTAATTACATTAAATTCTTTTTGTTTCCAAGTTTTGTGAGTATTCCTTGTTTCCTCGTTAAATTCTATTATTTCTGCTATCATTGATTTTACTATTTTTGATAAGTTCTATGTTTAGGTTTGAATCCGTTATCTCTTGGTTTTTCTACTGCTTCATCCAATTGTTTTTGCATCTCTAATAATTCTATAAACTTCATTTATTCCACCCCTCTATTAATAAATTCAAGAACCTTCTCTTCAACCACATTTATATCACTAGCAGTTACAACATCGTGGAAGAGATTAAGGACCTCTCTTTTTTGAGAAGGTAGTCCTCCTTTTTCTTGAACCTTCCGAAAAATCTCTAGAATTTTTAGAGCTATCTCAGCTCTTTCTTGCACTGTCATTTGTTACTCATCTCCTAAAATTTTGACTTCCTGTATCTTATCTAAAACTTTTCCAAGTAGTTCTGTATCTATTTTATCTTCTAATAGATTTAGAATCTCAGTAGTTAAACAAGCTAAAGAATCACTTAAATATTCTTTCTCTCTTGCTACAAACTCTTTCTTAAACTTCTCTATTTCCTCATAGTATTTAGTCTCCCAGATATTCATTTCTACTCTCCTATTGCATATTCTAAGTATTTTTTAGCTTTTCTTAAATCTTCCATACCATTTTTCTTATTTTCTCTAGTAACATATTTAATTACATTACCTTTACAATATCCTTTGAACTCTTCTGGAGACATAGATGCTCTTATAACATCTATAACTTCCACATCAAGCCCTGCTAATTTGTAATGGTTAGGAGAGTTTACATTATCCTCATTCTCACTATTTTCTTCTACAAACACTCTTAGCATCTCTGCAAACTTTTCATTTTCTCCCTCAGTTGCATCACACATTTTTCCAAAAGGACATTCCTTACAATCAGCTTCGTTACAATCTCCATCACGTTCTATAATTCTTTTAGCCATTTCAATTTGTTCTCTCATTTCCATTTCTTACATCTCCTCACTATTCCATAAAGTCTCTTTTACTTCTTCCTTATGCAAGCAAGCCCACAACATCATATAAGCATCTGCTGCATCATCACTATCTGCTTCTACTCCTGTCACCTTTCCATCATGTATTTTTTTTGTTCTTCTCTATGAATTGGAACTTCACCTACTCTATTTTTCCAAAACACTGCTGGAACTAATAACAACTCTAGATTCAATCTCTTTATATGATAGGTTAACATTCCTCTTATTTCACTAAGCATAGTTAATACATTAGAATTTAAGCCTAGATAAATATCCTCTAGTATTATCATATCTATCATACCTTTTTCTAATATACTTGAGAGTTCCTCTACTATCTCCAATCCTCTATCTCTAAAATCTTCCAAACTTGATTTAATAGTTTTCCATCTAACTATTACCCCATTCTTAGAATATGCTATCCCAGTAGAAGTAGTTGATAAGTCTATTGCCAGTATATTTTTCTCATCTAATCCCTCTGGAATAACGCAAGTTTTTTTAGTTTTAGCTACTAACTTATTTCTCTCTTTTAATTTTCTTTCAGTATCCAATCTTTTCTGCTTCTTTCTCTCTACTAAATCCAAGCAAGTTCCTGCTCGAATTTGGTTAAGAGTTGCCATTTGGATATTCCCATTCTTAAACTTTATATCAAAACAATGATTATTTTTTTCTTTGAAGAGATACTTCTCAACTATATAAGTCTCTCCCTTCTTATTTTGAAATTCTTTCCCTACATATTCATTAGGGTCTATCTTCTTAGCCATATCTCCCCCTAAAATCTTTTTCTATATGCAGGTAATATCCTAAATTCTGTATCATTTATTAATCTTTTTCTAAATTCCTCATAAGTTTTTACATGAAAAACTAGAACTTCATTATTTGAAAAAACAGGATAAATACCTTCATAAGCAATATTGAGTTCTCCAGATAATCTGATTAGCTCCTCAGTAAGTTTTCTTCCTAATCCTTTTTTATCTAAGATAAAGTAATCTTTCCACCAATCAATATTATTAATACTCTTATAATATTTTCCATTTCCATTGTTATATTCTAACTCTTCATTTCTCTTTACTAACTCATCAAAACCTAATAGTTGTCTCTCATACTTTTCAATAAAATCTTTTTGAAGTTCCTCTTCCAATCGCTCAACATAATGAATCACAGCTCTTCTTACAAACTTACTTTCTCTTAATAACACTTGCTTAGCTTGGTTATAATTCAAATTATACATAGGGTACTTTCTTTGAACTCCATTACCTGTCTTAACTTCATAGAACGATTCCAATATTTTTTGGTCTCGTATTTCTTCCTCAAACTCATCTCTGATAATATTTAATAAAGTATCATGTCTTAACTTTGCTCTATTCCCTTCTTGCTTTCTAAAAATATTTATTTGGTCCAATAGTTCCAAGCTCGTTATTCTATCCTTATTCAATCCAATTATTTCCAGCATTTTTAGCCTCCTGTTTCTTTAAATTTCTATACATATTCCTAAATTGCTTTTGAATCTCTACATCCATCTTATTAAAATACCATTGATTTAACTTTATATATAAAGCTAACTCTTCACTACTATTAATACTTAATCCTTTATAATAGAAATGTAAAAAGGTAGCTCCTCTTGGTAATTTTAAATTCTCCATATATTTTTCCTTTTTGTTAATTGTAGTCAACTGGTGGTCAAAAACAATATTTTTTTATCTATATCCACAAACCCTTTATTTATAATACTTATTTAATAAGTTGTGGTTTTTTGTAGTCATTCTTGTGGTCAAACTATTTTTCTCTAAAACCCTCTATTTTACTAGGTTTTATAGCTTTTTTATAGGTTTGTGGTCAAAAAAAGAGTGGAACTACTACCTAAAATTTTTTCAAAAATATTTTTTTATCTCTTTTAATATTTTTATACTTTTATATAACACACATGTAAAAAGTGACTACATTGACCACAAACAACTCTAAGCTAGAATTATAGCTATTTTCAAAGGATTTTATTTGACCACAAATTTGACCACAGTGGTCATGAAATAAAATCTACTACCTTAAATTCATCTGCCTTTACAGATATAGTTTCTAATGAAAAACTATCTTTTGGGAATCTTGTTGATACTCTAGTATTAATAATAAATTTCTCTTCCAATAACTGTTTTTTTAAGGTCCTCATATCCAATAGTTCCAAAGTACTATTAGTTTTATTATGCTCCTCAGCTATAGCTTTATATAATAGATTAAATCTCACTAGATGTCTTCCATTATCAACCTTATAAAAATATTTCATATCTTGACCAGAGTCAGCTACTAATTCTAATAACTCTAAAAAATTACTAACAACATTATATTCATTTGCCAATCTTCTATTTAAAAACTCCACAAACTCTGTAATTATCTTTGAGTCTATCTTTATTAGCTCTGTAAGAGCTTTTAATCCTGTCAACATACATCTTCCATTATAAAGTTGTCTCTCATCTTTCACATCTTTTAAAAATTCTTTTACCTCTTGGAGAGGGATGTCTATAGCTCCTTTATCCAATCTTCTTTGTAGAGCTAATTTCCCAAATTTTTCTAATAAATCTGTATGCTTCAAAGTAAAAAAGATCTCATCAGAACTTTTATTTTTTTTATTTAAGCTAGTACTAATCATTCTATTTTTTATAGAAACATCACTTAATTCTGTCTCTCCAGAGATTATAAGAGGTGTACAGAGCTTAAACTCTGTCAATTTAGCTGTAATATTCCCTTGATTAATAGTTTTGTTATCATATACAGCTCTAAGTATTGAGTATAATTCTATTGCTTTCTCTTTTAAATTTTTACCTGTTATCTTAACCTCATCTATTACCCAAGGAGTTATATTGGAACAACTGCTTAAACTTCTAATCTGATGATTTGAGAGAGTAGTAAAAGATTTTATATTCTCTTTATTCCCAAACAATATCCTAGATATAAACTCTACATACTCAGTTTTTCCTATAGAAGTAGTTCCACTAACTTCTAATATTGGATAACTTTCACTTATATGAAATCTTCCTAATGCCCAGCAAATTCCTAAAAGGCTTTGATTGACATCACTTCTTAATTTTATGATATTTTTATCTAACCACTCCAACTGCTCCTCTGTAAGTGCTTCTAATGAACTCAAAGAGTGTATTTTTAAATCTTGCTTAGTACAAATTACTCTGGAACTCTCATCATAGTAAACATCATCTATAATTCCATAGTGTGGTATCTCTAATAAATACTCCTCTTTACTTTCATCTAATAACCAACTCCAAAATTTTGGAATACTTTGAGCACTTCCTAAAAAATATCCTAAATTTTCAAGGATTCCATTTTTAGTTAAAAGGTCTGTTTTGGTTGCTTTAAACTCTCTTTCTCTTCCATTACTTCTAACTATTCCCACTATATATGTATCTGAATACCCTGTAATTTTTACTGTAAAATCTGTTACCCTTACATAGTTTTCCTTTTGCCATACATAGTATCCATCCTCTTCCTCATGAAAGGGAACATATACACTACCTACTCTAGTTGCTCCCTTTATAATTTCTATCAGAACCTCTGCTCCTGCTCCTTGAAGTATCTCATTAAAATCTTTGAATTCCTTCATATTTACTTCAAAAAGTTTTCTCTCAAATCCTGCTAATTTTTCTAAAATATGCTCTTTAGCATCTTCTCCAGCCTCATCATTATCTACTGCTATTATTATTTTAGAAAATTTACTAATCCATTCTTTCTGGGTATCTATACACTTTAAATTTTTAGCTCCAAAAGGTAAACTAACAACATTTTCATAACCTACCTCTATAGCACTTAAAAGGTCTATCTCCCCTTCTACTATAATCAGATAAGATTTATCTTTTATATTTTGCCAGTTAAGAAAATAGTCTGTTGCACTCTCTTTTTCAGCACTACATTTTTTATCTAAGGTTCTATATTTTATTCCTACAACCTCTTTACCATTAGTAAGAGGTATCATCATACTATTATTTTTACCAAGCCTACACAGTCTTCCTAATCCTTTTTCTGATATACCTCTTCCTTTTAAGTAAGAGAGCCAATCAGCACCTAGATGCTTATCGGCTCTTGCTTGAAAAAAGTCTGAAAAATATACTTTATTTTTCTTCTTCTCTTTTATCTCTTTTACTTCAGGAAGTCTGTAATCCCAATTTTCTAAGTCTTTAATATTTCCACCCTTTCCACTTTTGTGGCAAGTATACATACCAGTTTTAACATTTACAGAGAAATCGGGATTACTCTCATCATACTTATCACAGATAGGACAATAGTAGAATCTCAGTTCATCTCCATACACTTTATGTGTGTACTTATCCATCTGTACACCTCCTACTTCCTGTTATTAAAATGGAAACTCTTCATCATCTTCAACTGTATTCTCTTTTTCTACTACTTCTGGTTGAGTAGTTGCTCCAAATTTCTCTCTGTAGAATTTTACATCTGTTGCCTCAGTCTTGTTTAAAATCTCATTAGTAGTTTTTTCAGTTTTTATATCAAAGAAATCTTTTATCTCATAATTGATATTATCTCCATCTTTTTTAGCTTGAAGGATTACTCCTATCTCTTTTCCAGCTAAGTTAGTGATATATGTTCTACTTATCTCTTCTCCAGAGTAGGCTTTTACCTTTTTAACCTCTGTTTTTAAGTTTTCTACCTTCAATTTTAATAAATATACCATTCTATTTAATAGCTTTTGAGCAAACTTATTATCTGTTCCATCTCCTTTTTTATGCCATAGTGTGACTCTTGCATATCCTTCACTGTTTTCCAAATTTAATGTTATTCCTACAGCTTTACTAGAACTTGAATTGGTTAAATATGCTTCCTTTATTTCAAATTCATATACTCCATTTTTAGTTATTTTTTCTCCTCTTCCAATACCTGTTGTTAAGTCCTCTTGATTACTGTTCCATAAATTCATTCTCATCATCTCCTAATTAAAATATTCTTTTATTGCCTTATTTATTAATACTAAGTCATTCTCTATCTCATTTTCTGTAAACATATCTATTGGAGTCTTAGCAGGGTCTAATCCATTGACTGTAAATTTATATTTACTTTCACTACCAAGTGCCAATATAACCATAGAAAATAACCCTTCTACAACTAACTTATCATCTAAAAATTTACCTATCGTTTTCATGGATAACTTTCCATCTTGATCCTTTTGTGTATGAGCCATTATATAAATTATGAGGTCATTTCTCATTTCATCTAACTTATTAAAAATATCCATTATTCCAAAGGCTAGGGTTTCAAACTTTGTATATCCTGTTTCTTTTGCTCTTTCCTTATACCCATAAGTTAATAGATAATTAAAATCATCTATTATCAGAGTTTTTATAGCTGTATTTTTTTCTATCTTATCCAAAGCCTTTATCACACTATCTATCCTTTTAGTAACAAAAAGATTTTTCTTTTCTAAATTATAAAGAGATTCAGATTTTTTAAAAGGTAATGGTTTTTCCACTGTCTTTATTATAAAAGTCTCCTCTGGCTTTAGATTTCTGATAGAAGTAGATTTCCCAGTTCCACTACTTCCTAAAATCAACACTTTTTGTGCCATCTCATCACTTCCTTATCAAACTTGCTATTTCAAAAATAAGTTCTTTTGTAGCTTTTATATCTTCCAAACTATCATGTGCTTGAAATTCAATCTCAAAATAATTACACCAAGTTTCTAGTTTATTATTTTCTAATACTGGAAGTATTCCACATAGTTGTAAAAATCCTATGCAAGGTAAAGGGTCTATAGTTGCTGAACTTATATAACTGAAAAGATAATTATCATTTTGTCTTTTAAAGAAAGACTGTAACATCTCTATATCAAACTTTACATTGTATCCTGCTACTATAAATTTATCTTCTTTATCATACTTGTTTATGTATTTATCCAATATTTTCTTAAAGTAAAAATAAGTCTCTGCCTCTGATTTATACTTTTCACTATCTAGTTCTTCCAATGTCCTTCCTTGAACTTCTAAAGCTTTTGGATTAACTTCACTCCCCTCAAAAGGTTTTATAAAAAAGTTAAACTCTTCTACATCTTTTTTATCTATCCTTACTATTCCACTTAATTGGATGAGTGCTGATTCTTTAGGATTTACTCCACCTGTTTCTGTATCTAAAAATAAAATCTTCATTTTACACCTCTTATTTTATGCTTATTGACATTCCTCTTTTTAAAGTTGCTCCTGGAACTTCTTCTCCCTCTTGCAAAGCTTTCTTTATATCTGTTTTAGATATTTTTTCCAATTGTACTGTCGTTTTAAATTTCTCTGGAATAATCTCCTCATCTATTAGCTCTACACTCTCTGGAGTCTTTCTTAATGAAATGTTTCCGTTAGAAGTTTCTATCTTCTTAACTCCCATTTTCTCCATACACATTTTTATATAGTTCTTAAAACTATCTTGCTTCTTTTCTCCTATTTTTTTTAATTCTTGAAGTCTTTTAATCTCTTTATCTATGCTCTCTACCAAACTATCTCTATTCTTATAATATTTGACTATATCAGCACTTTTTTCCTTTAGAGTTGTTTCAATCCCTTGTTGTAACTCTTCCAATAAAGCTGCATCTTTTACTTCTCCTGTTTCTTCATCAATAGCCATTTCCCATAATTCTTCCATAGCTATCATTTCTTTACTTATCCCATACAATGTTAATTCATTCACAACCATCATCTCCTGTTTCTATTAAGTTATATTGCCAGCTAAATAGTTTTTCTAATTTAGTCACTAATGTTTTTAGATATCTTATATCCTTTTTATCTTTTATCTCATTTTCTAAAGAGTGTCTGAGTTCATATCTAACCATTAAGATTCTACTCATCATCTCTCTAAAAATATTTACTTGTACTGGCTCTTTCTCTTTTACTTCATCACAAAAATCTACAGTCATTTTTAATGATTCTAATACTCTTACTCTTTTCTCTTCCAATATTTCTAGTTGTTTCACATCTACAAAAGGTTTATTATATTTAATTAATCTTGCTACACCTCTAGGAATCCATGCTAAAATCTCTTCAAATTTTATTTTTAATTTTCCAGCATATACCATGTCATAACCTAAATCTTCCCACATGTCTCCTGTTATAATATTTCCAACATTTTTTAGTAGTGAATCTCTAAATTCAAAATTCTTTTGAACTAACTTATCATCTTGTAAAGCTTTTGCCAGTCTATTTTCATATCTAAGATAATCTATTAGCATCTCATTTAATTCAAATAAGCTCATTAAAACTACTAAACTTGCTGGTGGTTTTGTTGCCTCTCTCATTTCTGGTAAAATCTCATCTAATTGTTTTTTAGCTAATGCTAACAACAATCTTTTTTCTTCAAAATTTTTAGTTAAAAGACTTAATGAGACTGTACCCATTATTCCAGCTACCCTTTCTGAAAATTGATTCCCTTCAGAGTAAAAATAGTAATTGAATAATTTTAAATCATCTTCATCTATAATGATGTCTTTCATTTTATCTGCAGTAGCTTTAAATAATTTATCTACTTTCTTTCTAGTTTTACTTTTTCTCATCTTCTATGCCCTCCACCCATATATCTATCAGTACAGGAATTAGAAGTAGTAACACCTCTCCGCCTATTGCTAGATACCCTCTTTGAATGTATGCTATATGCATAGCTAACAGTGTTAAAATTATAGAAATTGTATATATTAATATTCTTGACTTATTTTTCATATTATCCTCTCCATTGAAATTTTTTACTGGATATGGTATAATACATCAACTGTTGATTGAGGTATTTATACCTTTGAGACTTTATAGTTGCCAGCTATAAGGTCTCTTCTTTATTTTCTACTAAAACCACTTCGTATAGTATTCTAAAAGCTTCCAAAAATTGACAAGTATAAACAAAGTAAGTCCATTCATTCTTAGCTCTTTCAAGTGCTACTCCCCAGTTAAATAGTCCATTTTGTAATCCCAATCTTACATTTGAAGCATTTCTATGTATAATCCTAGCCGCTAATTCTGCTGAAATAGTTAATCTATCACTGGGTATTACCATTTTATTATCTTTTACTTCAAACATTTCCATCCTATTAGTCTTAGTCATCACTCTCATCTCCTTCAAGTGTAGGTAATCCTATTACATCATCATAGATACAGCCACAATTACTACAACAGATAATATTTTCTGTTATAATAATTTCTGAATTACAATAGTCACACAAGTAAGTTTTTTCTTTCATTACCATCACCTCAAATATATCTTGGTGCTCTAGTTACAAGAGTTGTTTTCCACTCTTTAATCTCTTTCTCTTGTTTTATTTGAGCTCCAATTTCTTTCATCTTTATTAGATTAGCTTCATTCTTTTCTCTAATTTTTTTAGCTTTCTTTTTTGTACTACTTTTTCCTCTTCCCATTTTCTATCTCCTTTTTAAAATCTACTAATTTTATTCTTCTTCTGTGATGCAATATAAACTCTCCTTGAGTATTTGAATATATTTCATGTATTACAGTTTTTTTAGTTTCAGAATGATATACTAATAACTTTCCATCTGTTACTTTTCCATGCATTTTACTAATTCTTATTATCTTTTTGATATCTCCA